AAGCGTCGCGCGGATCATCTCTGACTGTCGTGACGGGCGCAAGATCGCCCGCGGGGTGACTTCGGTCACCGGGTCGGCCACCAACATCGCCACCGGGCTTTCGGAGGTGGAGGACATGATCGTCTCGCTGAAGCGTTCCGCCGCGCCAGGGCTGGAGGTCTCTCTGGTCACTTGGGCGGCGGGAGCGGCCGCAGGGCAGATCAACCTCTACTGCTGGAAGCCGACGGCTGCCAATGACTGCACCCTGATTGCTGCCACGGTCGCGCAGAACGTCGAATGGCTGGCGATCGGAAAGTGAACTGCCAGGGGCCGGCCACGCGCCGGCCCCACATGAGTCCTGGAGGTAGAGATGCGAAAAGAAACGAGTGCCCTGTCGGTTGAGGGAGATGCTCCCGCCGAGTCCAGCCTGCCTGCCGCGGCCACGGCGCAGGCAGGCCCGGCACCGAGCGGTGGAGGGGCAGTGGATCTGGCTGATGCCGGCCTGAGCGGTCCCGCTTCTGCTCCGGTGGGCGCGGCAGTCGCGGCTCCTGAGGTTCCACGGCGAGTGGCTAGGCCTGTGGCCGCCATGGCGGTCGCTTCAGGCGACCTAGCCATCGGCAAGCTCACCGCTCTGATGGCACTGCCGGAGCCGGCCCGCACCGAGGCGCTGGAGAAGATCACGAACTCCGGCGTGACCGTGAATCTGCGGAGCAGGACGGGTGAGGAGGTGCGGTGGCGCTACGGCGAGCATATCCTGATCGTGCCGCCGACGCCCAAACCCTTCGCGGCTCCACACGCCATTCACCTGCTCTTCTGCGCGGCTGACCTGGTGGAGGAAGCCGAGGAGTAGCAGATGGCCATCGACGCGACGGTCGGCGGCGAGAGCAGCAATTCCTACGTGACCCTGGAGGAGGCGGAGGCTTACTTCGCCGACCGACTGCGAGTTGATGCGTGGAGCGGCGCGAGCGACGCCGACAAGGAGAAGGCGCTGCTCACCGCCTGCAGCCATATCGAGGCCTGCCGGATACGCGTTCATCGTCGGCCCTACGGCTATCCCGGTGAGCCGCCGGATGTGATGGGCCGGCCCTATGATGCGCTCGCCCCGTCGAATCCCGACCAGGCGCTGTCCTTCCCTCGCAAGAAGGACAAGGACAACGCCGGCGACTACGCCATCCCGAAGCGGGTGAGGGACGCGCAGTGCGAGGAGGCGCTGGCGCTATTGGCGAGAGGCGCAGATCAGGAGCGTAGGCGCGCCCTGCAAGCCGCGGGCGTGACCTCGTTCTCCGTGGACGGCCTCAGCGAGTCCTACGGTTCGCCGGGCGCGGCGCACCCGCTGGAGAGCGCGGAGGCGAGGGCGCTGCTCACGCCGTTCATTGACAGGGGCGGCGTGATCGCGACCTCGGATCACCCTGACGGCGAGCTGTCCGTGGGGAGCGCGATATGATCGGCGACTACCTGGCTCAGGACATCTGGCGCAAGCAGAGGATGGGCGTGGACGGTTACGGCCAGCCAACCTTCGGCGCAGCCGCGCAGACGAAAGGCCGTTGGCTTGAAAAGCGCCGCCTGGTGAGAAACGCCGAGGGCGAGCAGGTGATCTCGGAAGTCACCGTCACCCTGGGGCCGGATGAATCGTTGGCTGTCGGAGATCAACTCTCCGCCGACGGCGCGACTTACCTGGACGTTATCGCCGTCTCGGTCTCCCGAGGACTGGGGGGCGAGGCGGCGCTGAAGCGAGCCTATCTGTAGGATCAAAGGGAGGAAACGCAAGGTGGGACTCAACTGGAAATTGACCCTGAGCAAGGGCCTTGTTGTCGGCGCGCTCGCCGCGCTCGGCGTGTGGGCGGCCGACATCCACTCGGTGTCCGCCTGGTGGGCCGGCGCGGCGGTGCTGGCAATCGAGGCCGTGCGCGACCTGATTAAGGCGCGCTTCGGGAGTTTCGTTCCGAGCGGATAGCCCATGCCCACCATCCGCCGCCAGACCTACGGCAAGTTCGGAGTCGCCCTCAAGGGGCTGGAGGAACTCTCGCGCCAACTCGCCCGCGACGGCGAGGTGTGGCAGCGCGTCCAGCAGGCCGCCGTGAAAGGCATGATCGAGAACACCGAGGACTTGCTCGGTCGCGCCATGCGGGATGCGCCGGTGGATGAGGGAACGCTGCGCGCCAGCGGCCACGCGGCGGTCTATGCAAACGGCCGGGCGGTCGCTCGCCGCGGCTTCCGCGAGGTGGGTTCCGAACCTGTGGAGAGTCCCGAACACCTCGAAATGCGAGCGCGCCGCGCCGTTCACGAGGGCGGCCTGGGCGACGCCGTGGTGGGCGAAGTGGGATTCAACACTCCCTACGCGCTCGTGCAGCACGAGCGCCTGGACTTCAACCATCCCAAGGGCGGCAAAGCCAAGTACCTTGAGGACCCGCTCAAGGAACAGGCCGACCGCTACCAGGGCAATCTGAACGACCATCTGCGAGGGGCGCTTGCATGAGCCTGCTCATTGACCAGTTGGCTGCTTACCTGGAGAGCCAAGGCGAAGGTGTTGTCGGAACGAGCATCTTCAAGTTGCATCGTCCGTCCTCGCCGCTTGCCTGCGTCAGCCTGCACGCCACCGGAGGCTATCCGCCTGACCGCTACACGCAACGTGAGCGGCCTACGGTCATGTTCTTCGCTCGCGCAGCAACGCCTGACGACGCACTGCGCAAGGCCTACAGCCTCTTCGGCAGGCTGCACGGGAAGCAGAACCTCGACTTGGGCGGAGGTCTGTGGGCGCTCACCATCGAGGCGGTGGCCAGCCCGGCCTACACAGGCACAGAGTCCGCCGAAGGCGGAACTGCGCACCTCGCATCTTTCAACATCGCCCTTGATCTGCGGAGGCCGTCCACGCCATAGGCGGGCAAGCTTCGTAGGCGGGGCAGGGAGGAAACAACGTGGCAACCATCACGGACGTATATCCGAGTTACGCGAAAGCGGGAGACTCGGCTATCAAAGTCATCGGGGCCGGGTTTCAGGACACGCCCAACCTGACCAAGGTCTACCACCGCAAGCACGGCCAGACGACCTGGGAGAACGTTGACCCGACGCGGGTGACTTTCGTCTCGGCGACGGAACTCACCATCGCCATCGACGCGGCCAACACCGACGGCTGGGACAACGGCCTCAACGATGTGGGCGTTTCTGATTCCGGGGAGAGCACGCCGGACGGCTCTGTCGCCCAGGCGCTGTTCTTCTTCACCGCAGGCGCCTTCTCGCCCGATGACGTGATCAAGGGCGCGGTGGAGGAGCTCTACATCGAGGGGCTGTTCATGGGGCACACCCACGGCTCCCTCGACATCGAGCATGGAGTCGAGACCTCGGAGATCGAGGTGGATCAGTCGCTGCTGCCGGTGCGCACCATTAAGGCAGGAGAGACGTTCTCGCTCGCGGTGCCGCTGGCGGAAGTGACGCTCGAGCACATCAAGGAGGTCTGGGGTATCTCGGCCTCCATCGAGGACCTCGGCACCGGACGCCGGCGTTTGACCTTCGGCGGCGACACGGCGATCACCGAGAAGTCGGTGATGCTGATTCTCCCGGCAGGCTCCGGTAAGAGGTTCGCCCTGACCTTCTACCGGTGCGCCGTGCTGGCGTCGGGCACGCTTTCCTGGAGCAAGGAGGAGCAGGTTGATCTGCCGATCCAGCTCACCGTGCTGGCCGACACCAGCCGGCCCGCCGGCGACCAAGTCGGACGGTGGGAGGAGTACACCGCGTAGCGTGAGCGGATGACCACATGACCTGGGGACGGCCGGGCTTCGCACGCGGCTCGCAGCAATGCCTGGCTGTCCCCGGTCACAGACTTGCGGAGGCAACGAAGAGCATGACAGACATCAAGCCACCGACACCGGATGAAGTCGTGATACCGCAAGAGCGCCGTTTCCAAGTGGGCGAGCGCGAGATCGTGGTTCGCCCCCTGGTGATCGGAGATTTCAAGCGCATCGCCGCCGATCTGGGCGCGATAGCCCAACGGGTAGCGCGCGAGCATCCAGAGATTGATCTCGCCAAACCGGATGAGCACCTGG